TAGCTTCAAGGTCACGGATGACCGATGGGTATGTAGTGGTATTCATAGTGTGTGCCTCATGTGAGGCTCCACAAGAGAAGCCACTCTTGCACCTTTGCAAGCACAAGATTGCTAAAATTTGCGCGACTGCGTTGTGATTATATACGCATGTCAGGTTGACTCGGTTCAGGCCCCCTCGCCGCTCACGCTCATGCTCCAGCCGCTCGAATCGAGCCGGTGTTTAACCTCCTTCACAAGCCACTCGCCGTTCACGCCATCGCGAAAACCTGAGAGCAAAACTTTACCACCGGCCACGATGTCGAGCCGCCCAGGAAGTGTAAGATCAAACTTTCGCGTGCTCCTGCCGATGCGTGATGCTGCGGTCTTAGCCTGCGCCTTCGCCTCATCCTCACTGGCTGCTGTGGTTGGAGCGACAAATGCGCTCTCGGTCGTTGCCAGCCACGCGGCGTCTTCTGAGAAGCCCTTTGCTGAGGCCGATTGTTTGATCTCAGCCTCGACCTCGCCGGTGTCGCCGGTTTCAAAGCTGTGATACTTCACTTTGACTTTCTTGAGCGCCTGTGCCTTTCCGCCTGCGGAAACCTTCCAGCTTGTGACATCGCTGAGCATTAGTGCGACGGTAAGCGATGCGCCACCGGTGCCGGTGCCTGAGCCTTCGCTGGCAATGACCAGACGGCCATCAGCGAACTTAAGATAGCCACCATATCGACGCACAAGTCGGAGCAGGAAATCAGTGTCAGATTGATCCACCTGCTGCGCGTTCGTGATTGTGATCGACGCCAGCTCTGGCGCAATGGCAAGCGTGCTGGACAGATTGCCCGCGATGCTCTGCGCAATATCGCCCAAGGTGGTGTCTTCCCAGCTCTTTGACTTCCGGCCTGCGATGCTTCCAGCCTGAGCCACTGGCGCGGAGGTGCATGAGACGCTGAGCCGGTCAGGTGGCCCGCTGATTTCAGTGCTCTCCACCGTGTAACTGCCCACGCGTGTGAGCTGCCCGTCATAGCCAGCGGCCAGTTCAACCTTTGCGCCTGCTTTGGGAACGGCGAGCAAATTGTCTGAGTCTTGCAGCGTGATCTGTAACGCGTCGCTGCCCTCATCTACCGTGTCGCTCCACTCAATAACGCCAGCGCGGCCACTGACATCAGCGGTGATGTCAGTGCCGGAGACGATGAGTTGGTATTGCGGCGTCACGAGAAAAGCTGAACACGAGTTGCAGGCTGCGGTGCCGGTGCGTCCGGCATGGTGATCTCAATGCCAGCCGGTAGCCTTGGCCCGTAGTCGGCGAGGCCACGGTTGGCTTCCAGCACTGTCTCCACGAGCCCGTTGTCTTGCCGGTCGTAGTAGCGCCAAACGATCTCATCGAGCACATCGTTGCTGCGTGTTGTGTAGATTTCAGCCATCAGGAAAACAGGTTCGGAATTTGTTTGAGCTTGTTGACCGCGCCCTGGATTGAAGTGAGCGCGTCGGCCGACTTTTTCAGCTGCACTGTAAATGTCATGCGGCGCGGTGAACCGTCAGCAAAATGGATGTCTTCTCCGTGTTCGATGGACTCCAGAACCCACAGGCCGAGAAAGAAACCATTGCCGCCGATCAACGGTAGCTGCGTGCCCAAGTCGCCCAAAAGTCGCAGCGCTTTTATTGTCTCGGTGCCGCCGGTGAAGCCGGGCACAAGCATTCCTCTCAACGTGATCGTTTCGGCGTTTTTGCCGGTGTATTGCATCGCCGGTGTCGTGCCGATCATCTCTTGCTCTGGCCATTTCCACGAAGTCTGACGAGTCAGCTCACGGTATGGAGCTGTCTCAATCATAAAGGGGTAGCCCCCGAGGTTGATCATCATCCCGGTCATTGTGGCACAAGTGTTCCTGTTTCGTCGTAGAGCTTCATCGACTTGAGCGCTGACTTGACGGCATCGCCAACGGCAGCGGGGTTTGATGATGGAGCGGTGACGTTGATTTGAAAGTCCTGTTTCACGTTATTAGTTCGCCCAGGTGTCGGCATGTTCTCCGCTGGCATGATTTGCCGCATCAGGTCGGACTTCATCGCCTCGTTGCTCTTCAATGGCACGAGTGCATCGACTGGAGCTTTCCCAGCCTGCGGTGTGCCGTCGAGATTGTATTTGTCGAGGCCAAACAACTGCCCGACTTTTGAGTTTGCGAACCAAGCACCAATCTCTCTGAGAGCATCAAGCAACGGCGTGATAGCCATGTCGATGAGGTCCATGATCTGGTCCTTGAATGTATAGATGACAGCTCCCACGGCAATGATGCCAGCGGCTAGCAAGCCCCACGGCCCGACGGCGGCCCATGTCGCCACAGCCAGTGCTTTCATGGTCGTGCCCATGAGTGTCAGTTGTGCAATCGCGGCGGGTCCGGCAAACTTTGCGATTTGAACCACCAGACTGCCGATGGAAACACTAAGGGATGCAAAGCCTGCAATCGCCGGTGCAAAGTTGAGCGCCACCAGTGCGACGGCGAGATTGTCCCATCCGCCAGTCACATCGGCGAGCCATGAGGCTGTATCAACCAGCGCTGTGACGACTTTACCGATGTTATCAATCAACGGCGGCAGGTCGGTGGTGACAAAATTACCAATCGCCGGAGCAAGGTTTTCCATGAAGGACTTGCCAGCGGTTTGAATCCATGTTGTCAGCTTTGGCCCGTGCTGAGTGACGATCTTGCCGAGCTGCCCGATGAGGTCCGTGAAGACTGGCAGAAGCGGTGCAAGCGCCTGATTCTTGAAACCGGTGAGCTGGAGCTTGAACTGGTTAAATGCCGCGTCTGCCTTGTTGACAGCATCATTTGTGTCATCGCCTAGAATGTAGCCGGTGGCCTTCGCTTCGTCATAAATCTCTTTGAGGCCAGCGGCTCCAGCTTTTAGCACCGGCAGCAATTTGTAGCCGGATTTGCCAAAAATGTCGTTAGCCAGCGCGGTCTTGTTCACGGTGTCCGGCAGTCGCGCAAATGCCTCGGTGATGTGCGTGAGCTGCTGCTCAGGACTCATGCGCTTGAGCTTCGAAAAGCTGATTCCAAGAGCCGCGAAGGATTCTTTGGTGCCGTCACTGCCGTCAGCGATCTTGCTTTGCAGCTTGGAAAGGATCGAGCCAAGTTTCTCAGATTCGATGCCAACAGTGCCAGCCGCAAACTGCCAAGTCTGGAGCGCCTTCGTGGACATATTCAAGCCTTCAGCTTGATCGGCGAGCGCGTCGCCCTGGTCGATAAACTCAGCGGTGAGGTATCCAACGCCAGCGATTGCGCCACCGACGACGCCGGCGGCAATGCCCAAGCGTGTGAATGCTCCACCGAGCTTGTCTTTGAGATTTCCGAACGATTCGCCGACAGCTTTAGCGTTGGTTTTAAGTCGTGCGAATGTATCACCCACACGCCTAAATCGGCCAAGCTGCTGCTCAGTTTCGCCGATGCTCTGAGCGAGCCTTTCCTGCTCTTTCGTGAGTTGTGATGTGTCAACGCCTGCGGCAGTAAGAGCTTCGGAGAGCTTATCAACCTGCGCCGTATAGCGAGCGGTTGCGGTCGCGTTGCCCTTGGCTTTGGCCTCTGCCAGTTTGCCCTGCGCGGCTTGGAGCTTAGCAAGGTCGCCAGACTGCTTTTTCAGCTTGGCCAGGCTGCCGCCTAGCGTGTCGATTTGCTTTCCGAGACGGCCAAACACAGCGCCCACGGTCGCGGCCATGGTTGCGCCGATTTGAACGGTTGCGGAGATATTACGAGCCATGGCGTTTCGGTGATGGTATAGAGGTCACCCACTCGACAAACTCGTCTGTGGGCATTGCGTCAATCTCGGAGAGCGCCCAGCCCGTATAGTTCGCCAGCGCGAGAGTGGCCCTTATGGCGTCGTCTCGCTCAAGCCAAAAAAACCGGCCAGTGCTTTCTGCACTTTCACAAAGTCGGCCATGTCGAGAGACTCAACGGCGTCCGGCGTGATCTGAGCAAGGTTGGCAATCAGGTTGATTTCCTGAGCTGCGTCATCTTTGCCGCCAGTGATGCGAGCGACGCGCATGTCTTTCACGGTCGGACGGCGCAGCGTGATCTCATTGATGGTTGCGCCGGAAAATGTGACTGGAAAGTCGAGCTTGATCTTGGTCATGGTGTGTCACTGATAAGAGTAACCCCTGTTGGTGCGCATCGTCGAGAGGCGTCAGGGGTGTTGTTAATTTACAGGCCGATAGCTGCACGCTGAGCGGCGAGACGGTCGGTGCCGTTGACGATGCGTTTCATGTTGAGCACGTCGATGTCGTGGATTGTCAGGCCGTCGATGGCGTAGGCGTATTCGCGCACGTCCATTGTCATGGAAACGCCAGCCTTGGCTCCAGCTGTCACGGCATCGAACTCGATGCTGCGGATGGTGCCGCGCTGCGTGAATACCTCGGCCTTCACGGTGCCGTCGAGGTCTTCGAGAGCGCCACGGACGATCAGAGCAAAAGTCTGGCCAGCTCCAACGCCCCAGAGACGCAAGGCCTCGGCAGCGATCTTCGAGAGCTTGAAGGTTGCTTCCAGCTTTTCCATGCCCATGTCGAGAGCCACGGACGTGTCCATGCCACCGGCGCGGAAGTCTTCCACCTGCACGTTAAGCGCGGGCGGCTGATACTCTTCGACGTTACCGGCATAGCCGAAACCATCAAGAAAGAGGGCGAAGTTTTTGCGGATTTGAGCGGCTGCGGCCATGATCGTTATGAGGTGAGCTGTTGAGGATTAACCGATGATTTCGGTGATGTAATCATTCACGAGGATCGAGCGGAACGTGATGTTTTCGGCAGGGTAAGGCGGCGTGAAGTCAAAATTGAAATACACTTTGCCCTGGGCGATGTTCGCCGGTGTGTTCAAGTCAGGATCAGCCCAGCACTTGCCGCCAAGGATTGCGCCAAGATTGGTGAGCGTCTTGAGGTAGCCGTTGACGGACTCGGTGACATCTTCCAGATAGGTGCGGCTGATATTGCGATCTACGGCCCACAGGTGAGCGCGGAGGATCGAGTCATTGATGAGGTCAGCCGTGCGGCGAACAGAGATGAAAGCGAACTTCAAATCAGCGCTCGTGGTGCGGTTGCCCCAGATGCGATTACCGTTTTGTTTGATGACGGTGGTGACGTTGGCTTCGTTGAGCAAGTTGGCCGGGCTGGTTGGATCTCCGAGACGGAAACCAACGGCGCGAGCAGTGCCGGTAAAGCCAAGGACTTCGACGTTGGAAGGACTCCACCAGAACCCGCGATCATAATCGCTCTTGGCGGTTGCACCTGCCCAGGCTGCGGATGGTGCATGATCAACGCCAGACTTAACAAGCCACGGGTCAATGACGGCGAGACGGTCAGAACCGAACTGCGTGGCGTAGTTCACGGCGGCAGCGTCGGTGCTGTTAGGGCCATCAGCAAAAGCGAATGCGCGGAGCTTGTTGGCTACGCTGATGAGAGCGTCGGCGACTTCCTTCTCGGCGGAGAACTCGGGAGCGATGAGCAGGCGAGGCGTGAGGCCAAGCGTTGACTCAGCGTCAAGCAGCTTGTCAATGGCCGCGATGATGTTGCCCTTCGTCTCAGCGTCATCTTCGCCGACTTCGGCGCGGATGCAGACGATAATTGCGCCAGACTGGTCGAGGATGTCGTCCAGAGCGGCGGGAAGCGTGCCGGTGCTTCCTGCCCGAGCGGCTTCGGTGCGGTTGGCTGCGACGAGGTAAGGTGTGTTGACTGGAAACGCTTCGTCAAGGCCACCGGATAGGCGAACAGTGGCAGTGGGAGTCACGACGCCAGAGCCATCGCTTTCCACGCTGACAAGCGCTGCGATGCTAGGATTAGCATCCAAGGCGGCCTTGATTGCTGCCGACGTGCTCGTAATATTCCCAGAGCTATCAGTTGCAAGGCTGACCGTGATGGCCTTGTCAGTCACAGAGCTAGACAAGGACGCCGAGTTAGCGCCGGGGTTTCGGAGACGGATTGAAATCTCATTGCCTGCAATGCCTGCGGCATCGGCAGTGATCGTCAAAGCTGACGTGCCAGTGCCAAGCGTGACGCTGGCTGCGACGGCTGCGGCAGCATCAGGCGCGGTTCCGACAAGTCCAATGACTGCGGAATTGACA